CCATTCCCAGGTTATTCGAATGTTGCAAGTAATGGTGCTATTATTGATATCTCAAACAATAATGGTACATCTGATGTAAAAGTACCTACGATTGATTCCTATCAACCAGAGCCGTCTGTGAACCTCTACAAGGAGTATAAATTCACAATTGATGACTTGGTACCATTTGGTTCTTTCCGTATCAAGATAGTGGGTACATCGACCGATCAGTCCAATGCTCCACTGATAAGAACCCTTCGTGCAATTTCGTTCGCCTGATATGAAACAGTTGATACCAGTAGAAGGAATGGAAGGTTATTTTAGAGACTCCTCAACCGGAGCCATTCTTAATAAGAATAACCTTGAGTTCCAAGCCTATGTAAAAAATAGAGATAGCATGACTAAGGAGAGACAAAGACTTGATTCTCTTCAGAGTGAAGTGTTGTCTCTAAAGGGTGATATGAGTGATATTAAGAATTTACTTTCAGATATCACATCGATGTTAAGACCAAACTATAAATAATCAATATAGAAGTTCTTATATAAATGGCTCAGCCTACCACTAGACAAGAATTCACTGATTATGTTTTGAGACAGCTTGGTGCTCCTGTTTTGGAGGTCAATGTTGCTGACGAACAGGTTCAGGATCTTATTGATGATGCAATTCAATATTTCAATGAGAGACACTTCGATGGTGTTACTCAAGTATATTTGAAGTATCAGGTAACTCAAGACGATGTTAACAGGGGAAAATCAAGACCACCTGGTGCACCACAAAATGAAAGTGGAACTACTGGTATTGCATCAACATCAGCTACTACAAATATTGTAGGAACTGCAACAACATTTACATATTATCAGAATAGTAACTATATACAAATTCCACCTTCAATCATTGGAATGAATAAAGTATTCCAGTTTGGTGGTGGAATGGGACAAGGAATGTTCAATGTCAGATATCAAATGATGTTGAATGACTTTATTGGTCTCAATGGATGGGGTGCATCTGGATATGATTTGACATCATATTCGATGACAATGAGTTATTTGGAGACAGTTAACTTTATTCTAAACACTCATAAACAGATTAGATTTAATCAAAGAACTGATAGATTATATTTGGATATTGATTGGAGTGAGTTACGGGTTGGTGAGTTTCTTGTTCTTGATTGTTGGGCAGCAAATGACCCTAATGAGTATTCGAGAATTTGGAACGATTCATTCTTAAAACCATATGTAACTGCCCTTGTTAAAAAACAGTGGGGTCAGAATTTAATTAAGTTCCAGGGTGTGAAGCTTCCAGGTGGTATTGAATTTAATGGAAGACAAATATATGAAGACGGTCAAGCAGATCTTGATAAGATCCAAGAGAAGATGATGAGTACATATGAACTTCCACCTTTAGATCTTATTGGCTAATACATTATGCTCAACCCATTTTTCCTGAACGGTAGTAAAACTGAGCAGAATCTAGTCCAGAGTCTTGTCAACGAACAGTTGAGGATGTATGGAATAGAAGTCTATTACTTACCCAGAAGGTATGTTACAACGAATACTGTTATCAAAGAAGTTATTCAATCTGACTTCACTAACGCATATCCTATTGAAGCGTATGTAGATAACTATGAGGGATATACTGGTCAGGGAAGTATTCTCTCGAAGTTTGGTATTGAAAATAGAGATGACCTACAACTTGTCATTTCAAAGGAAAGATATGAGAATTATATTACACCACTGATTAAAGATATTCCAGACATTGAACTCTCAACACGACCAAAAGAGGGTGACTTGATATACTTCCCTCTTGGGGATAGGTTATTTGAAATTAAGTTTGTAGAACATGAACAACCCTTCTATCAACTCAAGAAGACATATGTTTATGAGTTAAGATGTGAACTCTTCCGTTATGAAGACGAAGTTATCGATACCGGTATTGGAGATATTGATGATGAGATTGCACAGATTGGCTATATTCAGACACTAACCCTAATTGGTGCTGGTAGATCTGCAACAGCAACCGCACAGGTATGTCCAGCAGGTGCAGTGAGTCAGGTAACCATTACCAATATGGGTAAGGATTATGTGACACAACCTCAAGTTGGTTTCTCTTCAGCACCTCCAGGAGGAATTACTGCTACAGGTATTGCATCAATATCTTATGACTATCCAAACTGTAATGGTGTAGGTGGTAGAATTTCTGCCATTCATATGATAAATGCTGGTTGTGGATATACAGTGGCACCTTGGGTATCGATAATCGGTGATACTGGAGTTGGTGCAGCAGCAACTACTGGTATTTCCACAAATGGTTCTATTCAGACAATTACTATTACTGATGGTGGATCTGGTTATATTAAGGCACCAAATGTTTCTATTGGTTTAACTGGAGGTGCTGTTGGTTTTGCGACAATTAATGCAGGTATTGTTACAGGAATTTATGTTATTGATGGTGGAAATGGATATGATACTAACCCAGTAGTCGCTATTGATCCACCATTTGTTGATAATCCAAATGTATCTATTGGTGGAACATTCGTCTTTAATGAAATAGTAACTGGTTCAGTATCTAAAACTACTGCAAGGGTTAAGGAGTGGAATGGAACTACGAATAATATTGAAATTGGCATAGTCAGTGGCAATTTTGTTCCACAAGAGTATTTGACGGGTTCAACTTCCGGGGCAAAATATGTAATTGGTTCTGTAGATACGGATGATTTAGTTACACCATTTGCAGATAATGATAATATTGAGTCGGAAGCAAAAACAATTTTAGATTTCTCAATATCCAATCCATTTGGTATGCCATAATCAAAAGTTGTTAAATAGGAATATATGTCTTCAAAGTAATGTTTGAATATTTTTACAATGAGATCTTTAGATCTGTAATTATTGGATTTGGATCTTTGTTCAATGGAATCGAAATTCAACACAAAGATGAAAATGATTCAACTTTTAGTACCATTCAAGTTCCTCTTGCTTACGCACCTACTCAAAAATTTCTTGCAAGACTGAAACAAAATCCAGACTTGAATGAACCAAATCAAATAACACTTCCGAGGATGTCATTTGAGTTTACAAATCTGGAATATGAGGGTAAAAGAAAATCAACTCAAACACAAACTTTAGTTATAACAAATCCTGACGGATCAGAAACAAAAAAAAGTTATCTGCCTGTTCCATATAATATGACCATTACTCTTTCAATTTACACTAAATTGAATGATGACATGCTTCAAATCATCGAACAGATTGTCCCCTACTTTCAACCAGGTTATACGCTCCCCATCAAATTCTTGGGTAATCTAAATGAAGTAATCAATGTTCCGGTTCAACTGGATAACATTGATATGAGTGACGATTATGAGGGAAATTTTGATACGAGAAGAGCACTAATTTATACTCTAACATTTACTGCAAGGACTTATGTCTTTGGTCCCCTCAAAGATGTTTCTTCCGATATTATCCAAAAGGTCAGTATTGGATATGTTGCTGGTTCGACCAGTGGAAATTCTTATCAGAGAGATCTTACATATCAAGTTACACCAAGAGCAGTTAAAGATTATGATGGTGTAGTCGCAACTCTACTTGCAGAAAATGTTGATATGGTAAAAACTGTAATTGAGGTTGATGATGGGACCAAAATTCCAGAAAATACATATATTTACATAAATCAAGAAGAAATGTATGTAGAAAATGTAACTAATAATAAAGTTTTGGTTAAGAGATCTCAAGATGGGTCACCATTGCAGAATCATATATTGGGTTCAAAAGTATACACGATAACTCAAGCCGATAATGCAAAAATTGAGGTTGGTGACAACTTCGGTTTTGATGGAAATCTTTTCTAGGGTAAATTATGGATAAGTATGAAAAGTTAAATGAAGCATTTGATGTGGAAGCAGTAGAAGTAGTACCAGAAAAAAATGTTATAGAAAAGAGGATAGAACATTATAAGGACTCTAAAGAAGATATTCGCAAAGACTACGAATATACTAGAGGTAATTTGTATTCTATTATTGAAAAGGGTCAAGAAGCAATTAATGGTATTCTTGAATTGGCACAAGAAAGTGAAATGCCCAGGGCATATGAAGTTGCAGGACAATTAATTAAGAGTGTTTCTGACGCAACAGATAAATTAATGGACCTTCAGAAAAAACTGAAAGATGTTAATAAAGAAGATGAATCTAAAGGTCCGACCACTGTCAATAACGCACTTTTTGTTGGTTCAACCGCAGATCTTCAGAAAATGTTAAAGAACGTAGATAAGGACCTAAATACCTAAAAAGATTGAAATGGCTGCTGAATCTGTAAATATACAAATTGATAGAGGAACAAATTTTTCACAAAATTTTGTGATGAAAAATCCTGATCAAACTATTGTCGATTTAACTGGGTATACTGGAGTTTCTAAAATAAGAAAATACCCAGAAGATTCACACAATATTCAGAGTTTTACTGTAGGTATTGCATCAACCACTGGTACAATTACATTGTCGATGGGTACGACATCTACGTCTAATTTGGTGGTAGGTAGAAACTACTATGATATTTTACTAACTTCTGGTTCTAGTATAGTTTCTAAAGTATTTGAAGGTTCTGTTATGGTGAATACCAGTATATCGGTCTAAATAATGGATAATTTAGAGGATTTCTTTTCTAGTATTGGGGAAGAAAAAAAGAAAGAAAAGAAAAAGGCTCAAG